CCGTCTCGGCCACCAACCAGGAGAGCCAGCTGGCCGAGCTGTGGATGCAAAGCCTGCTGGCCGTGTGCAGGATCTGGAAGATGCCGCCGCACATGGTGCAGGAGTTGGGCCGGGCCACGTGGGGCAACCTGGCTAGCGAAATGGTGAGCTTTGAGAAGTTCACGATTCAGCCGTGGCTGCGTCGCATCGAAGGGGCCATTGAGCGGGACATCCTCGGCGACGATGACGACCTGTATGCCGAGTTCTTGGTTGAGGGCCTGCTGCGGAGCGACATCACGACCCGCTACCAGGCATACGAGGTTGCCGTGCGAAACGGGTGGATGACGCCCGAAGAAGTGCGGCTGAAGGAGAACATGGGGCCGATGCCGGAAGGCGAGGAGCCCGAGGAGCCGGCCGCACCGGCCGCCGAGCCGCCGGCACCGGAGCCCGAGGACGAGCCCGAGGACGAGCCCGAGGACGAGGAGGGTGACGCCGATGGCGGTTGACCTGACTCCCACGGAGGGCATGGCCTCGGCCGCCAAGCGTGGCCTGAGGCTGCACGAAGAGGGCAAGAGCGGCGACGGGCTCAAGCCCGAGACCGTCGCCCGTGCAGGCCGGCTGAGCCGACGCGAGCAGATGAACGAGGATTGGGTGCGGGAGATGAATGCCTGGTTTGCCCGGCACGAGTCCGACCGCAGGCCGGGCTGGGATGACGCGGGCAAGGAGACGCCGGGCTTCGTGGCGTGGCTGCTGTGGGGCGGTGACGCCGGGCAGTCGTTCGCGGCCCGCAAGGTGGCAGAACTGGACCGAGAAGGCGACAGGAGCAATGCCATGGAAGGCATCATCGAAAAGCGTGACATGCCCTTTGAGGCCGACGACGAGCTGGTCATTGAGACCCGCGCCGATGGGCGGCCGGTCATCAAGGGCTACGCCGTCGTCTACAACCGACTCAGCGTGGACCTGGGCGGGTTCCGCGAGCGGATTATGCCGGGAGCCTTTGACGGGGTGCTCAACCGGCAGCGGGGCCGCAGTGACCTCGTGAGCTACTACAACCACAACCCCGACATCTTGCTGGGCCGGGAGTCGAGCGGCACGCTCGAGGTGTTCTCGGACGACAAGGGCGTGGGCTACATCGTCACGCCGCCGGCCACCCGGGCCGACATCGTCGAGCTTATTTCGCGTCGGGACGTGAAGGGCTCGTCGTTCACGTTCAGCGTGGACAAGGGCGGCGAGGCGTTCGTGACCGACGAAGGCGGCCGGGCGATCCGCGAGGTGCGGGCCGCCACGATTTACGAACTGGGGCCGGTGGTGCAGCCGGCGTATCCGAGCACAACAGCAGCAGTGGCCATGCGTTCGTTCCAGGCTTGGCTTGCGGAGCAAGTTACACCTGAGTCGATGCCACACTCGGCGAGCGGACCCGACGTGTTTAAGGCATCCATGCGGCTGCGAGCCGCGCGACTCAGGAGCTTCATGCGTGGCAAAGCCCGGTGATCCCTGTCCGAAGTGCGGCAAGGGACGCATCCGTACACGCTCTAGCCACCCGCTCGACGAGCAGCGTCAGGTGCGGTATTTGGAGTGCCAAGCGTGCGACTACAAGACCAAAGCCATCGTCGCTGCGCTGCATGTGTGGCGTCGGTCTTTTGTACCGTACAAACAACCTTGATGGCTGAGTGCCATTCGTCCCGTAGCGTGAACGACAGACACGGATCTGTCACCCACTACGGGAGTGCCAAGGATGGCCGCTTCGCTCAACAAGCTTCAAGACCGCGCCGCCGCTGTGGCCGCGCTGCTCGACGACCTGGCCAAGGTTGAGGATCGCACCGAGGCCCAGGCGGCCGACGTTGCGAAGCTCAGCGCCGAGGCGACCGAGCTCGAGGAGCGGCTGGCTGTCGAGACCGCCATTGCCGAAAAGGTGGCTTCGCTCCGTGGCAAGGTGGCCGCGACTGCGAAGCCCGTGGCCGTCGAGTCCGTCGAAGCTCCCGTCACCCGCAAGGTGCAGCACATCGGCCGGGTCCGTGGTTTCGCGTCGGCCGACGAGGCCGAGGTCTGTGGCCGCTGGATCCGGGGCTACCTGCTCGGCCGCACCGAGGATCGTGCTTGGTACGAGCGGAACGTCGAAAGCCGGGCGCTGTCGAGCAATGACAACGCCAAGGGCGGGGTGCTGATTCCTGAGTCCTTTGCGGCCACTGTCATCCGGCTGGTCGATTCGTTCTCGTCCATCCCGCAGCAGGCCAACGTGATCCCGATGTCGAGCAACACGCTCTACATCCCCCGCCGGACCGGCGGCAACACGGCGTACTTCGTGAGCGACAACAGCGAGACGACCGCCAGCGACATGGCGACCGACAACGTGCTGCTGTCCACCAAGGATTGCCGCGTCGCCACCCGCGTTCCCAACAGCCTGATCGAAGACTCGGTCGTGGATCTGGCCGGGCTGGTCGCCCAGGAGTTCGCCCTGGCCCTCAGCCGCAAGATCGACGACGCCGGCTTCGCGGGCGACGGCACTTCGACCCACGGCGGCATCCGTGGCATCCAGTGGCGGTTCGAGAACGAGACCCTGGCTGGCGAAGTCGACTCGGGCGAGGCCAATCTTTCGGCCATCATGGTCGATGACTTCGCCGAGACCATCGGCAAGCTGCCGAGCTACAGTCGTGCGACGGCGGGCTGGTACGTCACTCCGCAGGTCTACAGCACCTGCATGCTGCCCCTGATGCTGGGTGCCGGTGGTGTCTCTGCCGCCGAGCTCTCGGCCGGTGCCAGCGAGCAGCGGTTCATGGGCTACCCGGTGTACTTCAACAACAGCATGCGGACGGCCCCGACGAGCGACCAGGTGATTGCCCTGTTCGGCGACCTGCGGATGAGCACCCACTTCGGCCTGCGTTCGCAGATCGCGGTGCGGGCCTCGACCGACCGCTACATCGAGTTCGATCAGACCTACTTCCAGGCCATGTGCAGGTTCGATGTTATTACCTCGGACATCGGCGACGCCAACACCGCCGGCCCCGTTGTCGCGCTGCGGCTCTGACCCTCTAACATCCACAAGGAGTGATTGAACAATGGACCCTGTAGCGAACACGAAGAGCGTCGTGAGCCTGTCCGCTGCCGCTGGCGTTGCCTCGGCTGGCACTCACACGGTGGCCATCGACTGCCTCGGCTTCGATGCGGTGAGCATCGACGTGGGCTATCGGTCGATTGCGAACACCTCGGCCCCGAGCGTGGTGGCTATCGCCCACTCGGACACCGATGGTTCCTATACGGCGATCAGCGGCTTGGTGCAGGGCACCGACTACACGCTGGCTGGCGTGGCCAACACGGCCACGGTCAACGTGACTCGGTTCAACCTGTCCACCAAGGACCTGCGGCGGTACGTGCGGGTTTCTGTCACGCCGTCTTCCGACGCGACCAGCAACGCGACCAACAACACGGTCGTCGTGGCGGCTCGCCTGGGCAAGGGTGAGGCTGGCGTGGACTCGGCAGCTGACGCCAACGTGGTCACGCTGGTGGTCAAGTAGTTCTGGCTGATTGACGATTCTCCAACCAAAGGAGGATGCCGTGGGCGCGGCGTCACCGGTGGCAGGGATCAACCCTGCCGTATTGGACACAGGCTCCGGGCCGGTTCGCGTCATGTGCGCGATGTCGGTTCCCAGGCTCGGCTGGCAGGACCATATGTTCTGCTGGCCCCGTGGGCTCATCCCCTACGGCATCTCGCCAGTGCGGCTAGAGGGGGCCTTCTGGGGCCAGTGCCTCGAGCGGGTGCTGACCGAGATGATTGAGTTGGACGAGGATCCCAAGGCCCCGCCGCTGTGGATCCTGACGCTCGACTACGACACCATTTTTGAGGGCGACGCCGTCCCACGGATGCTGACGTACGCCACAGCCAGCGATTACGACGTGGTGGCCGCCCTGCAGATGAAGCGCCGCTCCGACGAGCCGCTCTTCACCATGGCGAGCGAGGACGGCCAGCGGCTCGTGGAGGCCCCGCGGGACCACTTCATCTATCACAACGTCGTGAAAGCCAACACGGCCCACTTCGGATTCACGATGATTAGGGCGGCGGCACTGAAGCGGATGCCGCACCCGTGGTTCCTGGGCAAGCCTAACGCGGCTGGACGCTGGGAAGACGGCCGGATCGACGACGACATCCACTTCTGGCAGGTGGCTCAAGAG